GGGAACCCTGTGCCGTGCTTCTGTTTGTTTCCGCGAAATAAAACAGATTTGCCAAGAAGCAAATTGAGTATCAATGCTCTGCATGGTTCTGGTGGTAAGTTGGTTGCATGGCTACTGCTGGTAGGAAACCAAAACCAATTGAAGAGAAAGTGCGTGTTGGCAATGTTGGCAAACGCAAGTTGCCTGCTCTTGCGTCTTTGGCTGCGTTGCCTGTTTCGTCTGTGCCTGAGCCTCATCGCCCTTTGATGGGGAGTCGCAGTGGTGGGCTTGGTGCAGGGCAGCAGTTGTGGAAGATGATTTGGGAGAGTGGCTCGCCTTGGTTGCGTGTTGAGTGTGATCTTGAATTGGTGATGATCGTTTGTGAGCAGACTGATGAGCGCACTTTGCTTAGGGATAAGTTGTTTCGGAATGGCATTGATTGGCGTGAGCGTGCAGCGTTGCGCATGCTTGAAAAACAGATTGCTAATAATCTTTCGCAGTTGGGTTTCACACCAACTGATCGTGCTCGCATGGGTACTAACACTGTGAAGGTTGATGCACTACAGGAGTTCCGTGAGCGAGTTGCTGCAAAGCGCTCTCAAGCCTAAGAAGGTTTGGCAGCCCACTTTCTTTACGCCTCGTATTAACAAGGCTACTGATGGTGACCTTGTTACTCAGTTTGGTTTGGAGTGGCTTTACACATCTAAGGGTGTGCGTGCTGGTGAACCTCTTGAGTTTACTGAGTGGCAGCGTTGGTTATTTGGTGCGCTTCTGGAACGCAGAGAAGATGGGCGGTTGCGTTTTCGTCGTGCCTATATTGGGTTACCACGCAAGCAAGGCAAATCTTTAATGGGCAGCACACTTGCGTTGTATGGGTTGTTTGCTGGTGAGGCTGGTGCTGAGGTTTACAGTGCTGCAGGCGACAGGCAGCAGGCACGCATTGTTTTCAATGAAGCCAAACAGCAGATACAAAACTCACCAATGCTTTCTAGTGAGTGCACTGTTTATCGTGATGCGATTGAGGTGCGCAGGTTTGGCGCTGTCTATCGTGTGTTGTCCAGTGATGGAAAGTTGCAGCAGGGTTTGAACCCTTCAATGGTTGTGTTTGATGAACTGCATGTGCAACGCAATGATGATTTGTGGGATGCGCTAACTCTTGGTTCTGGTGCACGCCTTGACCCTTTGACCATTGGCATTACTACTGCTGGTTATGATCTTGACACTTTGGCAGGCAGGCTTTATTCGTATGGCAAGAGTGTTGCTGCAGGAGAAATTGAAGATGATGCTTTTGGTTTCTTCTGGTGGGAAGGCAAAACGGATTGTGATATCAATGATGTTGAGCAATGGAACTTGGCAAACCCAAACCTTGCGCTTGGTTTGATTGACAAAGAAGATATGGAAGTCAGTGCACGCCAAACATCTGAAATGGCGTTTAGGCGCTACAGGCTTAACCAGTGGGTAAGAAGCCAAGAGAGTTGGTTGCCTGTGGGTGCGTGGGAGAAATCAACAGGTGATGCAAGTATCACCAAAACTGATGAGTGCTTTATAGGAATTGATATGGCGCTCAAGCATGACTCAATTGCAGTAGTGATTGCACAGCCACAACAAACAGGCAAGATACATCTGCACGCAAAGATTTGGCATCCAGATCAGACAGGCATTGACATTGCAGAAGTTGAAAATTATTTGCGTTTCTTAAATACAGAATACGATGTTAAAGAGTTTGCTTATGACCCTGCCTTCTTTCAACGCAGTGCTGAAGCGTTGATGGATGATGGCTTGCTCATGGTGGAGTTTCCGCAGTCTGCTCAACGCATGATACCTGCGTGCGGTTCTGCGTTTGATCTGATTGTGTCTAACAGGATTGTGCATAATGGTTCACCAATGTTTACAGATCAAGTTCTATCTGCAGCCCAACGCATGACAGAAAACGGGTGGCGACTCAGCAAAGGCAAATCACGCAGAAAGATTGATGCTGCAATAGCAATGTGCATGGCGCTAGATAGAGCAACAAGGCGACAGAGCAACACGCCATCACCTACCATTGAAGCGGTATGGTAGTTGTATGAAGCAGCGGATTATCTTTCTCACAGAAGTTTTTGGTGGCATCGTGGCATGTATCGGCATTGCAATCTTTAATCCAGCAGTTGCACTCATTGCAGCAGGTACTCTTATTGTTGTTGCTTGTGAGGCTAACTCGTGAGCCTCTTTCGTGGTGAGCGTCGTGCGCTTCCTCTCAACATAGATGTAAACCAAGTTACTGCTCGCCCTGCCTATGCCAATTGGTCAGGTGAAGTTGTCAATGACAGCACAGCGTTTACTTCATCTGCAATCTTTGCATCAGTAACGCTATTAGCAGACTCAGTAGCATCAATGCCTTTAGAAGTGGGCAGGCGTAAAGATGGGCGTTGGAAATCAGACCCATTACCGCCAGTGTTCCGCAAACCTAATGCTGAACAATCAATGTTTGAGTTTGTGCATCAGACGGTTGCCACTGTTGCTTTGCATGGCATGGCTTTCATCTGGTGTCCTCAACAGGGCTTGTATCCAACAGAGATGCGCAACATTCACCCCAACCTTGTAAGTGTTGAATTGAATGAAGGCAATGAAGTTGTTTATAAAATTGGGCGTGATTACTTTTCTAGAGATGATATCAAAGTTGTTAATTATATGCAGTTGCCAAACCAGATGCGCAGCGTCAGCCCTCTGGACTCAATGAGAAACCTAATTGGAACTGACATTGCCATTAGTCGTTTCCTCAGTCAGTTCTATGGAGATGGCGCAACGCCATCAAGTGTTCTAGAAACAGATCAGCAACTCACATCATCACAGGCAGAAATCTTGCGTGATACTTGGGTGGACACCCATTACAAGCGTCGGCGCCCTGCCGTGCTTACAGGTGGGTTGAAGTGGCGACCCATCACCACGAGCGCAACAGACATGGACACGATGGCGCACAGAGAACAGATCGTGCGTGAGGTTGCACGCTGTTACCGAATACCGCAACACTTGATTGGCGCAATTGGTGGCAGCAGCGAAACTTATCAAAATGTTGAAAGCGCAGGCATCATGTTTGTGCGCCACACTTTGTTGCCTTGGATGCGCAGGCTTGAAGATGTCTTTAACGAGATGTTGCCTGCAGGAGAGCAATGCCATTTTAATGCTGATGAGTTCTTGCGTGCAGACTTGATGACACGAGTGCGAGCAGCACAAGGACAGATTGCAGCAGGCATACTCACACCCAATGAAGCACGCAACATTGAGAACCGTGAACCGTATGAGGGTGGAGATATTTTCGTGCTCAACCTTGCTGGTGCACCAATGGCTGGACCTGATAAAGAAAAACCATTAGGCACGGATGCGGAAACAACACCATGAAATCAACTGCAGTAACAGTAACAACATCACCAACATTGTTAATAAGTGCTGACAATCAAAATCGTATTTGTTATTTACATTCAACAAGCGGAAGCACATTTTTGGGTGATAGCGAAGTAACCAGTTCTACAGGTTTGCATTTGCCTAATAACCAAACCATAGAAATACATTTGCCGTTAGGCGAAACGCTTTACGGCATCACTAGCAGTGGCACTACCAATGTGCGTGTCTTAACGCCTGATCTTGATTGATATGCCTTTCGGAATTAGCGAACACCAAAGCGATTGCGCAACATGGGCAACCATTAAAATCAATCCTGATGGAAGCAAAGAAACTATTGGCTGCCACATCATCAAACAAGATGCAATAGATCACATGGTTGCTGCAGGTATTAACACTGGTGCAGAAATTGTTGGTGAAGTAAGAAATGAAACTATTACATCAACAGCACAAGAATTGGTTGAGTTAAATGCAAACAAAACTTCAATCAACAGCAGGGCTAAGGTCAATCTAAGCCCACCTGCCTACATGCGAAACGCTGCCAAGCGTGGAATTGAGTTACATGAGCAAGGCTTGTCTGGTGATGGCATAGTTGCACAGACTGTTGAAGATGCACGCAAGATGGCAGCAGGCACAGTGACAGAAGAAAAGTGGCGGAAAATTGCGCCTTGGATAGCACGCCACCTGACAGACTTAGACAATGTTAAAGAAGGTGAAGTAACTGCTGGTGTAGTTGCTCACCTGTTATGGGGCAGCAATGGAACTAAGAGTGGCGCAATTAAAACAATGAATTATGCACAAGGCATCATTGATCAAATGGAGAGTAACAAAGTGGATAACACAACTGATGTTAGGGCAATCATCATTGATGGCAGTGGTGAAGTTGTTGATGATTACAACACTGAAGAACCAGTTGAAGAAGAAATGTCTGAAGAAGCAACTGATCTAGAAGTGTGCGTTGAGGCAACAGTTACCATCCCTGCATCATGGGTTGTTGCAATGAACGGCAATAGAAACATTGCCTATTCAAACATTGAATTGCGTGCAATGACAGATGGCAAAACCCTTGTTGGCTATGCAGCCATCTTTGATAGCCCTAGTGAGCCGTTGCCTTGGACAGAGTTTGTTAGGCGTGGCGCTTTTCGCAAGACCATCAAAGATGGTGCTGATGTCCGTTTGCTCATTGACCATGAAGGCGTGCCGTTGGCACGCACTAAGTCTGGCACGCTTACTCTTACTGAAGATGAAGTAGGTTTGCGCATTGAAGCAGAGTTGGATGAAACCAACCCTGATGCAGCCAAGATCATTTCTGCTTTGCGTCGTGGCGATTTATCGCAAATGAGTTTTGCTTTTCAAACCGTGAAAGATGCGTGGAGTCAAGATAGGCAAGTGCGTGAACTTAAAGAAGTGCGCCTCTACGATGTTTCCGTTGTTACCTACCCTGCCTATGAACAGACAGTGGCAGAATTACGCAACGCAAACAACACGGTGACTGATACCGTTATTGCTGTTAGTCCGTTGGCTTTGCGCAAACGGCAAATACAATTAAGCCAAATGCAAGCCGAGCACTAGCCGACAATGTGTCACTAGAAAAACTCACTTGAGCGAACAAACAAACAAACCTACTCACTCACTCAGGAGATACCTAATGTCAATGTCCGAAAAACTAATTGAAAAGCGTTCTGCGCTTCTCGCTGAAGCACAATCAATTGTTGATGCTGCTGAAGCAGAAGCCCGTGATCTGACTGCAGAAGAAGATGTAACCATCGGCGTTTCACTTCGCTCTGCTGCAGAACTTGACGCAACGATCAAGCAGCACCAAGAATTGGAACTGCGCAACAAAGAGGCAGCAGAACTGCGCAAGGTTGCTATTGGTGGTGCAGTCGTTAAGAATGAAGCACGCACCTACTCAGCAAAAGCAGAAACCTCATTTATTCGTGATGCTTATGCAGCACAGTTCAACAATGACTACATGGCATCAGAGCGTTTAGCACGCCACATGTCTGAAGAGCGCATTGAGCGTCGTGATGTCACCAGCGCCAACTTTGCAGGTTTGGTTGTTCCGCAATTCTTGACCGATCTTGCTGCACCATTTGCTCGTGCTGGTCGTGTGACTGCTGATCTTGCTCGCAAGCATCAGTTGCCAAATGAAGGCTTGACCCTCAGCATTAGCAAAGTCACCACTGGTTCTGCAACTGCATTGCAAACTGAAGGCTCTGCCGTTCAAGAAACCAACATGGATGACACCAAACTTGATCTCACTGTCAAGACTTTTGCTGGTCAGCAGAATGTTTCTCGTCAGGCTCTTGAGCGTGGCACGAACATTGACTCGCTCGTTATGGCTGATCTTGTTTCGTCATACCACACGACTCTGAACACTGCTGTTGTTGCTGAACTTCTTGCATCTGCAGGACAGACAGTGACCTACACTGATGCTTCACCTACTGTTGCTGAGTTGTACCCCAAGTTGGTTGATGCAATCCAGAAAGTGCAAACCACTTTCTTTGCTGGACCAAATGTAATCATCATGCACCCTCGTCGCCTTGGCATGATCTTGGCTGCAGTTGATGGACAGAACCGCCCTCTAGCAGTTCCAACGCCATCAAGTTCTGGACAGCCTGCCTACGCTTACGGCAATGGCGCTGCACAGTACGGCAACAGTGGTTACAGCATCCTTGGATTGCCTGTTTACACTGACGCAACTGTCAGCATTACTCAGGGTACTGGCACTGATCAGGACACCATCTACATTGGTAATTCGCAGGAATTGCACTTGTGGGAACAGGGTTCTGGCGAACCGATGATGTTGCGCTTTGAACAACCAAAGGCTGCTGAACTTGATGTAACCATGATCGTTTATGGTTACTCAGCATTTACCGCTGCCCGTTATGCCAACGCATGGGCACAAATCAACGGTACAGGATTGATCACACCAACC